GTATACAGGGAATAGGATCAAAGAAAGTCATTCCCCACTCATTCATGAGATATTTCATGATGTAAGATATCTGAGCTTGGAAGTACTTATTAAGTATACGTTTATTATTATCTTCCATTACCCAATTATTAACCATGTAAGGAGTAAATCCCAAGATTATCAGTAAGTCAGTTTGCTCTACTAAGCATTTCTTACATAACTCAAAGAAATGCTCTAACTCACACTGAGGAATAGTATCTGACTGTTTATACATAAAGTAAGCTGCAGAATCTAAGAAACTACGATCTGATACATAGGTTTCTTTCTCACTGTAAAGCTTATTACGAAGGTTAAGTATCTGATAGTCCTGAGTATATAACTCTTTCTTATCATGTGATAACATGTCTTTATGAGGTTCTTCCTTTGTTTTTGGTAATAAATCAGATACACTACCTGATACAAAAGGAATTTGATAAGCTTCCTCTAACCATTTTGCCAAAGTAGTTTTACCTACTCCTGAGGGACCTGCAAATTGAATACGTAGTGGTTTCATTTCAATAACTTTTTAAAGGGTTCTATAAATATATCTGTCATAAATGAGTTAAAAGAGTACTCTATACATACCTCTCTGAACTTCTCATAATTAATCTTTCTTCTGGTATATGTTTTTAATACCTTATCAAGATCTAAAGAGTGGTTATCTACAAACCACTTCAAATCTATAAGTTGCTTATTCCTCTCATATACCGTCTTCATCTTATCATCAGCATTAAGCTCCAGATATTTAGCTATTGAATGCCACTTATCCAAGAACTTACGAGCTTTAACAGGACCGATGCCAGGAAAACCAGGAATGTCATCTGAACTATCACCCACAAGCGATAAGTAATCAACAGTTTCATACGGAGTATATCCGAAAAGACTTTCGCAATTAGTTTGCCTAACATATTCTTCTTTCCTTGGATTAAATATCTTCACTCTATCAGTAGTAAGCAACTGATTGAAGTCCTTATCTGATGATACAATTGTTACCAAGCATTCCTTGTTTATCTTTTTAAAATAAAGGTATGCTAAGAGATCATCACCTTCAAAACCAGTAGAATTATTCTTATCAAATAAGTATTTAATTCTTAGCATACGCAGGATCTTCATAATGACTGCCTTTTGTGCAAATAAAGATTCCCTGTCATAAGATATATTTTGACGATGCTCTTTATATTCTGGTAAAAGCTTATCCCTTAAAGGAGAATGACCATTATCAAAGGTGATATACACATCATTAGGTTGGAACCTATCTATATACATATGTAGAGATTTAAAGAATCCAAAGATAGCTCCACTTGGCTTACCATCTGTACTCTTTAATTTCTCAAATTTGTGAAAGCTTTGGTGTAGGATATTATTTCCGTCCACCAGTAGTACCCTCTTCCTTGCCATAATATTTTTCTTTTAATTTAACTGTTTGTTCTTTCACGTAAAGATAGTTTTCCTCTATAAGTCCGATAAGAATGACAGTCATATATTCTTCATACTCGAATTGTTTACGATAATCTTCTACCAAATCAGAAAGGTACTTCTTCTCATAAACTAATTTTGAGAACTTAATACGTTTCTTCTTTTTCTCTCCAACTTTTAGGTCCTTAGCCATCTGAGCAATATGTATGGCTTTACCTAAATCCTGTTCACCATTTTTAAATTGGAACCTTGATACATATTTCAGTATCTCACCTTGGAACCAGTTAAAATTAAAGGCGGCAAACACCTTTACTGGCTCAGTTTTAAGCCTTTCATAGTGATTGCCACCTACTTGTTGCTCATTCGTCTTGGTCTTCATCGTCTTCTGCGTCATTAAAAGATTCGTATTCTACTCCATCGACTGGGAATAGATTTACATTGATTGATTCCAACTTCTTTCGAGTTGCTCCAATTGTGTTGATACCAGCTCTTTTGAGAAGCTTTCGTCTAAGATCATCATCAGATTCCAGTAACTCCCTGAATTTCTCTTCTCCTCTAGCAATCTTCTCTCCTTTGTACTTAAAAACCCCGCCATTGCCTTTATCGATAACCTCCTCCTCAACAAAAACCTCATCGAGATAGAAATAGCGATCGAACCCGATATCGTGTAGTTTAGGGTTAAAGTATACAGGGCATTTAGAGATAGTAGGCTTAGGCGGTGCAACCTTGTTTTTAAGCAATCTGAGTGTAACCAACTTTCCAGCCTTTCTCTCTCTTCCCTTAGACTTAACTGTAATGCTTCTACCAGCGAAGAAGGCAACTCTAATTGACGCCCAAAATTTGAGAGCTGCTCCTCCAGTTGTGGTAGTATTATCCTTTCCGAAGCCAACATTGAGGGCAGTACGAACTTGATTGATATAGATTTGAGTAATTCCGAGCCTATAAAACAACTCATTGCGTATACGAAAATATTTATATAATGCCTTAGCTCTACCTCCCATTTCTGCTTTACCTTCTACCATCTTGGCATCGATATTATCAGAACAGTCCATAGCAGCTATTGAATCCACTACCAATAGAATTGGTTCATTATGAGTAAGCTGAGATCTCCAATAAATTGCAAGGTCAGCTACGATATCTGATACATATTCAATACGAGTATCATTAACTACAGTAACATTATCTGGGTCAACTCCATTTTCTTCAGCCCAGGAATTCATCCAAGATTGTTCAGCATCTACCCAGATAACATGACCTCCAAGTTGTTGAGTAGCATAAGCGAAATTATAAGCTATAAGAGACTTACCAGAGGATTCTTCTCCAGCAACCTCTACAATCTTACCGAAGGGAATACCTCCTCCCCACTGATGATTGAGTGCAAAGAATGTAGAAGGTAACCATAGGTTATGATCATCTACTTCTGATGCCTTCATCTTTATAATTGAGCCATACTTCTTATTAAGCTCATTCAATGTTGGAACTTTCAAACCAACCTTTGTTTTCTTTGCCATATTGTTATAAGTTTAAACTAAAAGAGGGAGATAAGATTTACCTACCTCCCTCCTCACAGCAGTTATTAAAAATGTACCAAGCAATTAGATGTCAGACTTATACTTCTTCTTCTTTTTCTTGTCCTTATCTTTGTCCTTTTTCTTGGACTTCTTCTTAGGTTCATCGTCCTCATCTTCTGAAGAGTGATCCTCATTGAGGAACTTCTCAAGCTTCTCCTCCAACTCATCGTAAGATTCAATCTGAGAACGAACGATGCCTTCCAAATCAATTGTACCAGCATACTTCTTGTCCAACTTAGTTGGTTTACAAGGACGTACTGTGTAAGAAGTGTCCATCTTACCTGAACCAGAACGTACGATTTTAATATCGTAACCAGTCTTAGGATCAGTCATATCGCCTGCTTCATCCTCATCGAGATACAGGTCAATAATGTCATTATATACTGATCCTGCGATGAGAATACCCTTGTCTGCTCCATCATGATCAACCTTGGTTCCTTTGTCGTCCTGATAAATGATTCCTCCAACGACGTACTTACGTCTTGGGATAAGGAGTTTTGCAAGTTCTTTATCGTCTTCATCTTTTGAAGCTTTTAACTCTTGATACTTCTCCATAAAAGGACAAGGTTCGTCAAAAGTAGCAGGAGAAATAATACCACCAACACCCTGCAGATAGAACTGAACAACCTCGATTCCGAGTTCTTGATCATCTCCGGGAGATTTTAGACGGATACGAGTACTACCTTCCTTTGGGAAGATCAAACCATTGTTGTTACCTTTGCTTTCAAGAGCCTTTTTTCTTGCAAGCATCTTCTCCTTTGTAGTCATTCCGCTACTGGAGAGCTTCTTCTTTTTGTCTTTGTCTTTCATTGCTTAAACATTTTTATTTTCACGAACGTAAATAATCTCATTGAGAGCCAGTACAGTAAACTCCCATTTATCTTCTGTAAGCTCAATGTCAGTAAGCTTAAGAGGTTCCCAAAGATCAACCTCCTTACCAGCATACAGACCATAAGTGATAACCACTCCGGTATTAATCATACCTTTGTAAGTGATATAATCCTCAGTGATAGGACCTGGGAAGATAACTACACCTTCACGAGGTACTCCTTCTTTACTGGTACCAGGAATAATAAGACCTCCTACCTGAGTATCCTGGTCTTTAGGACTTAAGATAAGAACTCTATTTTCGGTAGGAGTTCCATCTCTCTTTAAAACTTCAGCCAACTTCTGGGCTAAAGTAACTGAAATGTGATTTAATTTGAACATAACTTATTAAGTTTAAAATGTTTATAACTTATAGTTGTTTACGGATATTCGCATTGAGTGTTCTCAAGATCTGCTCTCTGTTAGAGTAAGCTTGACATATAGAAATAAACTCCGCAGCTTTACCAGCAGCTTCTAGATATCTATCACAAACGGAACGATATTTTTTCGATGATAGTACCTTGTTAGATACATAATCATTATTCCACCTCTCGTTTGAATCTTTGAAATATACCCATTGAGTTGCATAGGTATCTTCCTTTTCTCTTGCTAGAGCGTCCCGTTCTTTAATATATTTATCTCGAATAGCGCATAGTATATAATAACTAGACGGAGAATCCTTAAGCTGTGAGTTCATAAGGTTTTCATTGATAGACAATTCTTTTTGTATATCAATTTTTAATACCTTACCTTGAAACTTCACCTTAATAGGTTTTATCTTTATTTCCTTCATAACTGTTCAGTGGTTATATTTGAACCTTGATTTCCATTATGTTGTATTAAAATACCACAACCTGGACATTCAACTACTCTCATTTGTACTCTTTTCTCATAGAATACATCAGACTTTTGATACTCAAATTCAGTATCACATACCGCACATCTTGCTCTGTACTTTTTAGTACTTCCCTGCCTTAAAATCTTCTTCATACTTCTTCATTTGTTTAGCGAAATGTTTAGGATAATCTGAGATAGGTATATCACCATACTTCTTAGCTTCCTTCATATATTCATCAACATCAAAGTCTGGCTCAAGCATTTTCCTATAATCATACCCAGGAATAAATGGAAGTTCCTCAGCCATTGTACGACCTACATGATAATCCATATCCATTAGTACATCATCAATCTGAAATCCAAAATACTTCTTAGTACTTGGATTACTAAAGATCTTCCACATCTCATACAAATCCCAAGTATTAATTGTCTCAGGAAGTGCATTGAAGTAGTTAGCATCATGTACCAATGTAACTGAGTTCATCATAGGTAACTTACCTTGCCTCATTAAATAATATATAAGGATAGAACCAAATAAACACATATCGGATGCTGCTGATTGACAAGGGAAGTTAAGACCAAGTCTAATAGCATAAGCTTGCTCATCATGATTATCAGACCATATCTGGGGTAACCTACGTTTTCTACCAAATAGAGATTTAATAAATCCCTGTCTCTTAAGGATCCTCTCCTGCTTAGCTTTAAACTTCTGAAGAGCTGGATGTTCTGCAAAGTATTCATCCATCTGTTGTTTAGCTTCCTCCTTAGTAACTATAATACCAGACTTAGGATCAGAAAGTTTAACAGCAAGTAGACCTGGACCAATACCATAAATAAGTCCGAAAGCAAGTTGTTTAGCTTGTTTACGTCTTACAGACCACATCTTATGATCTGGATGTTTTTCATCTTTATATATTGGTAAAATCTCTTCGTAAGGTACATGATATTTCTTACAAGCAATAGCTAAGTGAGGATCATTACCTGAAGCAAAAGCTTGTAAGTAAGTTTCATCTCCACTTAAGTGAGCCATGATTCTTAACTCTGCTTGAGAAAAGTCAGAAGATATATAAAGAGTACCTGGAGCAGCTACTAACTGTTTCTTAATATTAGGATCCACTGATGTCTTTGGGATCTGCTGCAAATTAGGTTCTGATGAACTTAATCTTCCAGATGTAGTACCGTGAATCTTAAATGAACCATGTAACTTGTTATCATCCTGGGTCTTATCATGCCAACCTTCAATGAAAGTTGTATACATTTTCTGTAAGCCTCTGAGATCCAACAAATTATCAAGGAAGATAGCTTTAGGATTATCAGGTTTCTTTACAGTCAATCGTAGCTGTTGTAAAGTATCTTCAGCAGTAGATGGATTTCCTGTATCTGTAAATTCTGTACATTCAAAACCAAATCCATGTTCATCATACACCAATAATGGGAGATCAACTGGGGATCCCAAGTTAATAGGTTTCTCTAATTCTCTCTCACCTTTAGTACTATATATGCCCATTCGAACATTTACTATCTTTTGTTCTCGTGAAGCTATCTTCTTTTCAATACTTGCTCTAACCTTAGCTGAATCTCTTTCTCCTCGAGCAGCCTTATACTCATCATTGAGTTTATCGATTTCAGCTTGTACCTTACCTATATATTTTTCAACCCTTTGTTCTACTAAATACTTATGAAAACGTTTAACTCTGGGCAAGTTTAGAATATTATCTAGAGCTTTGTCAATCTTTTTCTTATATTCTTCAAGTAGTTTTTCATTGAACTCTCTGTCAATATATAACCCATTTGCTTCTACCGATTGTAGAACCCTTGAAGCAGGCATAATCAAATTCCTAAATAGGTCATATAACCCTAAGTCAATTAACTTCTTCTCAAAGAAGATACAAAGTCTAAATGTATAATCAGTATCCTGACCACCATACTGGCATAATTGATCCAAAGGTTTCTGATCCCAAGGTATCTTATCAAAACCTTTTTCTGATTCGTAATTACCATATTCCGGAAGATATCTACGAGTCATATCCTTTAGACCGTTAGGTTTTTCTTCATTAAGTACATACTTAGCAAGCATACCGTCAATAACAGTACCTCGATAATAAATATGATACTTTTGGAATATCTGACCATCAAACTTATGATTCCAAGCCATCTTTACTACTTCTGGATTTTCAATAAGTTCGTGACCAATCTTTTTAATTACCCACTTAGAAGAATACCTAACTTTATATTCCTTTCGTTGGAAGTGATCAGTAACTACTGAACAAGCAAAACCAGCCTGAAACGTGATAGATAAGATAGTAGTACAAAAATCTTTCATGTAGATTGGTTGTCCGTTAGTCTCCCAGTCATAACAGCAATAACCAGTCTGCTTACAAGCTTTAATTAGTTGCCTAACTTCAGCCTTGGTAGTTAATATTTGGGTTTTTGTTCTCATCTTATTAAACGTTAAATATGGGAACACCCGTTATTGAGTATTCCCATATATGAATAGTACTAAGTTAATCTTCTATCAAATCGTCTATAGAAGTCTTCAGCTTCCACCAATCTCTCTGATAAGCATGTAAGCTTCCGAGTTGATGATATAGGTATCCTGGTTTAACTCCTACTGCTCCAGCTACATATTCCATAAGTCTCCAAGCAAGATATACATCATCACCAAAATGACCTACAAAATCTGCAGAACGTTGGTTATAAATGATGTTACATACCTTTTCTCCCTTTCCGTTAGGACGAATTAGGAACTGATAGTACATAGAGCAGGGAATACGTGCCCAACCATCAAGTCTATGGAGATCTTTATCAGCATCAAAGATGCTAAGAACGGCTTTTCTAGTGTCATTGTCATCTTTAAGAAGCTGAATTATTGCTTCCAGATAAGTTTTTCCACTGTAAGCATGACAGGCTACCTTGCTTGACATTCTGCAAGCATAGGTATAGTCAAAAATCTTCTCTATACCTGACATAGGATGAGATACTGGGCAATTCTTGAAAGGGTTGTCGACAAGGAATTCCTCCCACATACCTTTATTAAGTTCCCAAGCCTTTCCTGGGTTAATTTCCTTACCAGATACTCTTTCTATAAACTCGGCATCAGCCCAATCTCTGGTCTTAGTATATACAAATAACCATTTTGGATCTGGTAATGAAGTCAAGCAATAGCTTTCAGCAATAAGCTCCTTCGTAATGAAGTCAGGATTACCTTCAATGTTTTTGTTTTGATAAGTTTTGGGACGATTTTCAATTCCCATCTCCCAAACATTACGTCCGGTTTCGGACATAAGTTCATAAGCGTTGTCGTAGATTCTCATACCTTTTGTTTCTTTAAATATTTGGACTTAAATTTCTTTCTCTGACTGTATGAAATACAATCTTCTGGATATGGAATACCTTCATCATATTCGAGAAGCATATCTTTAGCATACAGAGGTTTATATTCATATAGATCAGGACGTATTACTTTGAATGAACGAAAGAATACCTTGAAACTAGAAAAGTCCTTAGGATCTCCTTCCTTATATTTAGTAAATACCTCCTTCACATGCTTAGTCCAGGGATTTTTATGTCCTTTTAGGATCTTTTTAAGAGGTTTATAAGCATCATACATCATCAAGGTTTCGACGTTACCGTACATCTGAGTACAGAATAGATTGAGTTGCACTGTTTGTCCAGGACCGTAGACATACTCGGCCATTCGTTGGACAAGTAGGAAGTCAAATATGAGTCGTTTGGTGATTTCTGATGCCCGTAACACCATGGTAAGGACTGGTACGTCCTCTTGGAATCTCTTGCTGAAAGTAACAGCGAGCAAGCATTGTTTGCCATTATCGTGCCTATTATTAAACACGTAGCTGTGATTGTAATTCTGATTATACTTGGCTTTAAGATCTCTCAAACGACTACGCATAAGATCCAACTTGTTGAAATCTATGTAATTATTCAAGAGAGAGGTCCATTTAGTAGCGGTATAATTGAATACTCTTCCGTAATTAAAGTCTGGATCAACATAAGCTTTACGTATCTTAATAAATACATTGTATACTGTAGCTAATCCAGAATTTGCTAAGCCACCTTTCTCAAATAGGATAGGGTCTATAGTGAGAAACATCTCATTTAATTTCTCCCAAGCCTCTTGAGAAGTTGCAAATTCCAATGAATGAACACCTTCTTCAAGGTTAAAATTCATTCCTTCTATAGGTCTATTCCAGCCTCCCATATTAATACTTTGACTTAATTCTAAATTCGCAAACCAGATGTTTCTTGTAACGAAGTTGGAGAAGAGATTCAGCTGTGAATCCTATATATCTGAAGTAACCAAGTAGTTCAAGGAAAGCAATTACTACTTCCTCCTGATACCTTTGTTCATCAGTCATCTCTCCAGTCTGTTTCCAAGGTTTATTCTTAAGATAGTTACGAGCTACTGATAGATGGTAACTCAATTCCCAACACATCTTAGCCTCTATATCATGAGATCCCCAAGATATTTTATGGAAAGCTGGAGTATATGAAGCTACCTTATCATAGTCCTTGATATCAAACTGTTCAAATAAACCTGGATTAAATATATCCCAAGTGTGTTGATTCTCTTTTGAATCTTCAAAACGGTTCTGTAATATACCAAGGCCTACCATCATTACAAAATCAGTAGACATATCTTCTTTTGGTATAGTACTATCAACCATCTTATTCAATCCTTTAGCTACCAGATAACCTTTTACATCTTCTACTGTAATGTTACTATAGAAGAGTAAGTTAACAAAGAAAGCAATAGCATCAGCTTGTTCTTCATTAGAATTCTGTAGGTGATTTAAAAGCTGCCTATACTCTTCCCTTTCCCACCTATTAAAGTTGAATCCTATTTTATCAAGCATCTCTAATACATAAGTAGTAGACTCATAACCTTCTCCAAGTTCTTCAATTACTCTTGCAGACATATCCTTAAGAATAACCTGAGCCTCTCTCTTATTTACATTTATTGGCCAATGTGGAAGTCCTTCGATAGGTAAGTACTTCTCTAACAAAGACTCATGGAGTTGGAAGATTTTCTCCAACTCCATTCCTGGTTCACATTGACAAACTTCGTTTATAAAGTTTCTGCAATCCATCGTCGTTAAGCGTTTGGTCCATCATTATATGGTTCAATATCTTTTGGTCCTTCCTTATCAGTAGAACCCTGCCAGTTATCTCCTCTCTCTGACCAATCTCTGGCATTCTCCAAGAAACCAGCAAGTCCATCCCACTCGATATGTTCAATTCTAGTGAGAAGAATAGGAGTATGAATAAACTGGATAGCTTTATCTCCTGCAGATATTACCTGAGGATTCTCTCCAGGGTTGATAAGTGAGATATGAATCTCTCCCGTATAAGTAGAGTCTACTACCTGAGCT